CTATAAAGACCAAATGGAAGGGATAACCGAGTATTGTGGCTATCCTGTTTTCCTGGTTCTACTCATCGAAGAAAAAGACGATACCATATACTTTGCTCCTATTGATAACTTCTACATTCAATCAATGAACTAATACAACCATGCAGAAAACAACCCAAGAATATCACGACGAATTACTGAAAGCAATTCAAGAAAATAAATGCACTAATTTTAAAGAAGCGTGTTTGTTCGTATCGTTCGCTAAATCAACGGCTTACAATCATGAGTTGGATAAAATGGATTCTATTAAAGAGGCGATTGATAAAAACAAAGTGCATATTAAACACGCGATGAAAAAGAACTGGATAGTTTCAGATAACGCCACGCTTCAATTAGCCGCGTTTAGGTTGCTTTCAGATTCCGAAGAACACCAAAAGTTAAATCAATCTTACATCGACCACACGACCAAAGGTAAGGAAGTTAATTTGCCAAGTTGGTTGAACGATAAACACGAAGAAGACACCGACGAGGAATAAATGAGCGCTTCGAACCCGAACTTTACTTTTTTGAAATGGAAGGTTAAACACCAACGCATTACCTTACTACAAGGCGGTACACGTTCGGGGAAGACATACGCGACCATTTACTACCTCATTTGGCTATGTAAGAAATACGAAGGTGCTGAATTAGAAATAGACCTTTGCCGTGATACATTCGCCGCATTGAAGGCGACCGCGTGGAAGGACTTTAGGGACGTCCTAATAAAACACGAATTATATTCCGATAAGAACCACAATAAGACCGACCACATTTATAACCTATTCGGGAACTACATTAACTACTACGGTGCTGACAACCCCGATAAGATTCACGGACGTTCAAGGGACATACTTTGGATTAATGAGGCACACCAATTCCCCGAAGAAACGATAGACCAATTATTTCCAAGAACCAGGTACAGGATAATAGCCGACTACAACCCCGCACTTCCTCAAGAACATTGGTTAGATAAATACATCGATAAGCACCCGCCTTGTATAACCACGTATCGAGACAATCCACATTTGACCCGACCGCAAGTAGAGGACATCGAAAGTAAAATAGGGAATTCGTATTGGTGGAAAGTATACGGAACAGGTGAACGCGCCCAACCAACGGGGGCGGTATTTACAAATTGGTCATTAGGTGAATTCAAAGAATGCGAGTTAAATGGATTCGGACAGGATTACGGATTTAGTAACGACCCTTCAACGCTTATCAAGGTGTCAATTGACAGAAAGACGAAAGTAATTTACCTGAAAGAATGCTTTTACGAAAAGGGATTAAACACAGGTCAACTATTCGAGTATAACAGACAACACGCGTTAAATGATTTGATAGTAGGTGATTCAGCCGAACCACGATTGATAAGCGAACTTAAACAACGAGGGTTAAACATTGTCGAAGCAATCAAAGGAACGGGTAGCGTAACGGCGGGTATTAGTCTCATGTCCGAGTACCGAATATTTATAGACTCCGAATCAAAGAACATGATAAAGGAATTTAACAACTATTCTTGGCAGGAAAAAACGAACAAGACTATTCCCGAGGATAAGTGGAATCATTGCATCGATGCCGCACGTTATTTCGTGTACAATGCTTTAAGCAATCCGAATAGGGGTAAGTATTTCGTAAGGTAAAAACGGACTAAGGTACAATTAAAGGAAATTAAGTTATATAAATATGCAGTCGAAAATTTTAATCCCAACTTCATTAAGCGAAATTCGGTTAACTCAGTACCAAGAGTTAATGAAACTGCAAAACGAGGAAGATTCAAACGACATTGCCGCAAAGAAAATGATTTCGATGCTGTGTAAAATTAGGATGTCCGAGGTTAACAACTTTAGCGCGGGTGACGTGTTTACCTTGATGGCTAAATTAGGCGACTTATTCAAACAAGAACCCGATTTCGAACCTACATTTTTCATCGACAAGTACGAGTTTGGATTCATTCCTGACTTGGAAAATATGACCTTTGGTGAATACGTAGACGCTGAAAAGTATTTACAGGATTGGGATACTATGCACAAAGCAATGGCGGTTTTATTCCGACCAATCAAAAAGAAGAAAGGCGATAAATACGAAATAGAACCCTACCACACAAGCGCGACGTATGCGGAAGTTATGAAAATGATGCCGTTGAATATCGCACTGGGTGCAAGTTTTTTTTTGCGCAATTTAAGCGTGGCATTGTTGAACGCTACGATGGACTTTTTACAGGAGGAACTCAAGACGATGGACTTGACCACAGCGCAGAAACAAACTTTGCCAATAGATGGGGATGGTATGCTTCAATTTATACGCTCAGCAAAGGCGACGTTAGACGAATGGACGATGTTACCTCATTATCGGTGCATCAATGCCTTACTTACTTAATGTTTGAGAAAGAGAAAAACGACCTTGAAATACACATGATAAAAAGACGGAACAAATGAATGGATACTTCTACATACTAAACACCCTAAGAACCGAAATAGAAACTATTCCGTTAGTAAACACGGTAACGCAAGGAAGCCTTGACGATATCGACAACTATAAGCAATCAATCTTTCCCCTGGTTCATTTGATTGTTAACAATATTTCACCAAACGGGAGCGCACTTACGTTTAATATTTCCATTATCGCAATGGATATAGTTGACATAAGCAAAGAAGAAACCACGGATAAGTTCTTAGGAAACGATAACGAGTTGGACGTACTGAATACTCAGTTAACCGTTTTGATGCGTTTATACGAAAGTTTACGCCGTGGTGACTTGTTCGGTAATTACGCACAGTTAGGTAGTTCGGTAAGCATCGAACCATTTACCGAGCGATTCGAAAACTACCTTGCGGGTATGACCATGACGGTCGATATTGTTATACCTAATTTAATGTCGATTTGTACGCCCGAACCAACGCCTGAAATAATAAACGTTTATAGTCAAGTTTTAAATTTTGAATCTAATTCGTATAACTCAATTCGTTATTTATGCGATGGGGAATTAGTACACGTTTGTTATGGAGCGGGGAATACGAATAACATGATTGATTTGGTGAATTTATTTAACATTCCTGTTCCGAACCCTTTACCGAATTATTGCACCACCGAAGGTATTTGTTTGTGTTGGTCTAATTACGGAACGTACTACGATAATGGAGACGGAAGGATTCGCTGTGAAATGACACAAGCCCAGTTTGATAGTTTAGGTTGTGGTGGTGAACTAACCTTGGATGTAATTTTAGATTGATGCGTAAGCAAAAGTTACAACAAGAAATAAAGAAGTTTCGCGATTACGTTATTAAGCAGTCGCGCAGTAACCTAACGAAGTTTAAAAAGAACGCGTCAAAAGAATTATATAACTCGTTAAAAGGAACGATAACCGAGGAAGGCGACAATACCGATTTGGTATTTACGATGCTTGACTACGGAAAGTTTCAGGACTTAGGAGTAGACGGTAAAAAAGTAAAACACGGAAGCGAATTCTCATTTAAAGATAAAATGCCGCCGCCAAGCGCGTTAGATAAATGGATTGTTAAAAGAGGGATAGCACCCCGAGATAAGCAAGGACGTTTAATGACACGAAAGCAAGTTCAATTTGCCATTGCTCGAGGGATATATTACAAGGGAATTAAGCGCAGTTTGTTTTTCACAAAGCCATTTGCTGACGGATACAAACGAGCGGGTAAAGATTTCCAAAGGGCGTTAGGAGGTGATTTAGCGATTTACTTAGATGAAATTATTCGAGAATCAAATACGAAAAGACGGAACAAATGAATATACAAGCACGTAGCCCATACATAATAGAAATAGACGAGGCAGGACAAACAGGAAGTAAAATAGAATTATTCCTTTGGAACGGTTCAGGTAGTGCGCCCGCATCACCTACTTACACCCTTAGCAAATTAATTCCGTCGCCAACTAACACGGCTAACTATTATAACATTTCTCCATACATCCGCGAATACATCGATAACACGGTAAACCCAAACATTTATAACACGGTAAGCCCCGCCGACTTCGACAGCTACGTAAATGTAAAAGTGATTCGTTACAAACTAACCCCAAGCGGTTACGTTACGCTTGACGTGTTGAATCATTACGGTTGGGATGGCTTCGGATATTACGAAGACGGAACGAACCCAAATAACGGGAGTTATTTTCTTGACCAAAAGACGTATTATTATCTTTACGACCCAAGCGCGGTACTTGCAACCGATGTTTACAAACGAGCGGGATTTTTAACGTTAGAAATTCCTTCGGGCGGTTCACTTCGTTACACTAACTTAGTGAGCGGCGCGGTAGTTACTACTGGTTTTGGTTCGGGAACGTTTCAATATGCGTATCGAGTTTATCCAACATGGTACGACGATGGCAATAAGTTAGAAGTGCTTAGTTCAACATCCACGGTTTTAGCAACGTATTATTTC